AGCAGCTCGTTGCTTAAAGTCATCCTCTGTATAGTCTACAAAGAAATCATTGGAGTCTAATCCCATCGCTTCAACTAATTGTGTTGCTAAGGATGCTGGGGCTTCAGGACGTACAATCATACCCACACCTTGAGCTTTCAAAGCTGGTAGGATTTCCTGACCTAATGATTTGAGTTTTTGAATCTTGTTAAGATTTGAGTTCTCACCAATATCAACAAAGATTTCACACTCTAGATTACGTGGTAGTTCTGATGGGTTAATATCAGAGAATGAATGAGCAATCTTACAAGTAACCTTTTCATTCATACAAGTACGCATGGTATGGTAGACACCAAGACACAAACGTTTAAACCCTGTTTCAGCAAACCGTCTAGCAATCTGTTGAATACGTTTTTGTGAAGCTGACTGTACGGCTGCTAGCTTTTGCTCTGAGTTACCTGATACATAGAGTGTATCATTCAAACCCTGAGCAGCTTTAGACATACCTGTTGCCTGTTCTTTAATCATCTGTAGATGTTCTAAGAGAGGTACAGTACCAGTACTCATTGCTTCTGGAACCATTGCAGATACTGCAGCAGCAGGATTACCATTCGTAGGAATGATCTGCTTAGGCTTCATATTCTGTAATGCGCTAAAGTCAACAACGTTAGGATCAGCTAGCTTAGGTGAGTAGTTAGTTAAGTATGTATTCTCAACAAACCCACGTAGGATAGCAGTTGATGCTAAGGTAGATGAACGGGTAAAGTCAGCAATAGACAAACCATAGAATTCAAATGGGATGTTAATTGGAGACAAAGATGCTAGAGGAACCATATCAACATCTTCTTCAAGAAGGATATGTGTACCTGCAATAATAAACCGTTTTAGTTCAGCAATGCCATCACCATCACGATCTACCCTAATCCAACACTCTGTAACTGTCACTTCCCTATTTGCTTCTAGGGGTGTCAGGTCAATACTTGCAGACCCCTGCCAATACTCTTGACCAGTGACAAGTTTCCTTGCAGCAATGTCTTCTGAGTAACGACTTGTCCCATTCCAGCTTTCAGATCCCAAAGCATTCCAATCATCTTCAGACAATGACTCTGACATCTCAGGCCACATCTTACGAATCTCTGAGCGAGTGTATGTTGCTTGTAATCCAACAAACTCTGCAGTCTCAATGTTAGAAGCTTCCCTAGAAATACGGAAAGACTCTGGTGGGATAAGCTCTAGCTTAACTTTAGATTTATTTATTTTTCTACGTAGACGTACATCTATATAGACTAATTCAGTATCCCCTTCATCTGAGACATCATTCTCAAATTGAAGATCACCTACAATCTCTACATCATCCTCTGCAAGGATTTCATCGAGTTTAGGTTGAGTGATCTTTTCATATTCTTCAAAGATGTACTCATAATCTTCTACATAGTCCCAACGGAGAATCCCATTCTTCCAGAGTAATGCACATTTCATCCATGACTCAAGAATCTCCCACCCATTGTTCTGTTTGAATAGACAATAGTTTACAAGTAGTGATGCATCCTTAGCATGTTTGTATGCTCCCGGAGTATCGTTGTAAGGGACAAAACGAGCTAGTCGTTGGTTGTTTAAAAAGAGATCAGATAGAATTGCTGAAAAAGCTTCTACTGTTTCTGTAGTAGATGTGTCTACTATACTGGACACACCTTGAGGTGCTAAGTGACCTACGGGTACTCCTGCATATTCGTAAGTACTACGGATACGCTCATACGCTAGATCAGAGGAGTTTAACCAATCTCCTACAGAGTTCTGCACACCAGACTCAACTAAGTTAATTAGCTGTTCATCTGTAACTTTTTCTTTATAACCATAATGTCGAGCCATTATTGATATCCCCCTTTAGTAGGTATTTTACTACTACTACGGAGATCATCTGAGGAATAACTTCCTGTTTTAGGTAGCTCCCTAGGCTTCTCTTGTTTAGCCTTCTTTGTAGGCTGAGGTTGTATAAATCGAGACATTCTATCTTCCTATCTATCTATCTATATGTAAGTCCTATAAGAGTGCCTTGATATGGCAGCAAGTCTAGACATAACAATTTTAAGGCTGGTACGTCAAGACACTCTTATAAGACCTAGATTTTGTAACTCATATGTAGGGGGTAAGTTATATAAGTGGTATAGTTTCTTCCACTAGCTATACCAGACTAGTTGAGGACAAACGGAAGATGGTTAGCATATTTATATTACTATAACCATGCTGTATTATCCTGTTCCCATTCTCCAACTCTATCTTTCCAAGATATCCTGTTTAAGACAAGTTTATCGTAATGGGTTCTTAATACTTCACAAGCCATCGCTAATGCCATGACTGTATCATCATGAGTTCCCGGAGCTGCTTCAGTCTTACCAGTCTCCGTAGAGATGTAATCTTTAAGTTCCTGAATCATAATGTTTGATGGGATGTTAATTGCTTCATCAGCAATCAATCGTTTAAGGTTTCCAATAATGACAGGTTTAGTACTAACTGTAGTTCTAAAACCTAAGCGTACACCTTCTTCATTAGAGACATTAGCAATCTTAGTTTGCTTATACATATTAACATAATTCATTGACTCTAGTTTCTGTAGGGTAGCAATACCCATAGAGTTAGATTCAACACATAAGAATGCATTATTAAAATATCTACCTAAGTAAAATAATAATTCTCCAAAGGTACTGGGATCAATTCTATTATCCCTATACAATGCAATAACTTTATAATCTTGATCAATGACTACAGCAGTACTGTAATCCTGGCCTACTCCTAAAGATACATCAGCAGCAATAACGTAAGGCTTATCAAACTTAGGATAACTCCAAAGCTGTAGTTTACCTTCCTTACCATCATCAAACATCTTAGAGAATGCATCCCATACTCTTGTTGAGACAGGAGCTTGAGGTATTAGACTATCTAACTTATCTACATCAAATACATTACTACCGGATACTACGAAAGCTTCATCAGCAGTCGAGGGATACTCTTGCTTAAATTTAAGCTCCCCACTCTCAGCTATCTTTAACCTTCTCCAGTAGATCTGATCCTCATCGAGATCAAATTTCTCTTTAAGTGTACTTTCTTCATTAGTAAGCTCCATACCCTCAGGTGCTGTCCTACGGTACTCATCGGTCCAAAACCAAGGTAGGAAGATTGGGAGATACTCGTTCTCACCATTAACCGCACCCTTCCATAATCTGTAGAATTCTCCTTGAGCACCATTCGCTGTGCTTTCAAGAATAACCTCAGTACCATCAGCTTGTGATATACCTTGGAATAACCCTGCCAAGATCTTTTCATCATGTTGCCAAAAGGCAATCTCTGAGAGATGTGCGATAGTTGGTGTAGTTCCCCTTCCTGCTTCTGGACTACCTGCCGTATATAATCTATACGATCCTTTAGCTTCCTTATCACGATACGCTGGGGTTTTAATAATGATCTCTTTAGCATTCGATCTTTCCTCAGCAGGTTTAAGTTCTCCTTCCATATTCTGGATGAGATTCTTAGACATGGTGAATAGAGCATCTGAGGTAGCACTATCATGAGCCATAACAACAGAACGTGTATGTTGAGCAAAGTATGTTTTCCAGAATACTCTACCAGCACAATATGTACTAATACCTTGTTGTCTAGCCTTAAGGATAATCGCTCTAACCTTACCAGTAGTTTCTAATTGTTCTGAGAGTTTATCTGTAATATACTTTTGAGCTGGATTAAGTTTAAAAGGAACAAACCCCTGAGTAGCATCTTTAGTAACAATCTTAATTTGCTCTTCAGCAAATCTAGCAAAGTCAGTACGGTACTCCTCAAGCTTTAGTCTCTTCTCTTTTTCCTTAATTAATTTTGTAATTTCTTTTTTATTCATCTGTTGTCCTCAGATAATTCGGTAACCCCTAGGATTTATTTGGGGTGTTCTGTGGGAAGTGTCTGTGTGGATACGTGAGTATAAACATATATATATGTACCCCCGATAACATTTGCAACCCCCCTTTAAGATCTATTTGTTCCTCTCAGAGG